CTTTGAAATTAAAGAATACACATCCTTTGTCATTTAGTTCTGCTTTGACAACTTGCGCAGCAACACTATTAAACATAGTAATGTATTTTCTTGCAGGAGACTCCTGCACATATTGTGGTGTCTGTTGGGCAGCATCATCTATAATAACACCCTCTACGTCGTTGGTATAGGTGTCATCATGTTTCGCTCCTTCCTTAAGCGTAATGATGCCCGCAGGATCGTCTGAAAAACCCATTGCAGTCAAAGCCGTTTTCATGACTAATTCTGTAATATTGGATTTTCCAATGGAAGATTCCCCAAAGATAGAAATACCAAAAGGTGCGAACCTAATGGTAGTATTCTTTCTTTTAGCTATGACGTCTTGCTTAATAAGCACGAGTGAAGCGTACTTCTTTTGAAGCAATTCCTTCATAGCTGGAGACTTGGATGCCAATTGCATCTTTCCCGAGTTTCGGATAGTTTCATCCAACTTCCTTTCATACTCGTTCAGATCCAAATCACCGTGTTTGGCTTCTTGAGCGTGTGCAAGCAAATAATTCACGTCTTGCGTGTACTTATGCATTCGCACATCACTAAATAAAATAGGAGCGAGAGAACGCTCCTGAAAACACCAAACGCCGGTTTCGGCCATCCAAGAAAAAGAGTGGACAACAGAATCAATAATGTCTTTCGATTTGAACATCTGTTGTTTGGACTCATCGCGGATAAGTTTTACACCCTCCATGGACCATTCCACGTCCTTCATCTTACACGTGGAAATGGAAAAAGCGGCAGTAACTAGATATGAGATTTTGTCAAAGGCAGTGTTGGCCTTCAACAATTCCCAACAATCAAGTGCTTCCCGCATTCCTTGAGGGTCCAGTTCTTCTGGTGTCGCATCTTTCATAATCTCATCGACTAGAGACGACATTGTTCCAATAAAACTGGACTTGTGATAAAATTTGATGTAGGCAGAGATAGCAGCTACTACATCTCCCAAAGCTCGGGAGCGATATAACTGGTATGCCAAAATCAATGCATTTTCTGCATGTCTTATGGCATCATCTGCGCCTTCACCGCTTAAGCCCTTCACATACTCAGACATCTGAGATAATGAAGTCCAGAAGGATTCATCCTTCATATCCTCTGGTTCTTTTCCAGATTCATTTTCTTCTTCTTTCTCACCATGAGGTGAGTTAGAATGTATGCGTTTTAATAATTCCTCCTTTTGTTTCTCAACTGAAGGAGGAGTTTTCTTCACACCAGAAAGTAGACTTGTTTTAAATTCACGAATCTTAGACTCTTTCTGGTTTCGCCTTTTTGAGGATCCAAATTGTTGTTTCCTCAATTCCTTTTCATTCAGACAAG